TCTAAAGATACATTTTTTGATCCCGTAAGATGTACTCTAAAATTAATACTCATTCTATATTATAGCAAATTTTTTAAAATTATCCAATGACAAATGTTAATGGATCTTCACCTGAACCGTATAATTCAATATCTCTTTCAAGTTTTTCTATCGCCGCTTGTGCCTCTGCCTTAAGAGCATCACCGTTTAACGTAACATTACCTTGGGCACCTGGTAAACTAGCATATTTTGATCTAGCTTCACCTAACATCATTTTGCATTGTGCTAATGAATAATCTCTTATCCAAGGTCTTGCATATCTGTCTGTAATTAGTGTTTCAACAGGTTTTTCCATATAGCATTGTACTAAAATATTTTCTTTTGCTCTTGGTCTACGCATTAATGTTAACTTATTATTGTTTTGATTGTATTTGAAGTTTAAATGTCCACCAAATAATCTTCTAACAACTTCTTGGTATTGTGCAAATGCGTCCCAAGTCAATAAACCACCAATTCTACCACCTTGTAAGAAATACAAATTAGTGTATGCTAATTCAAATGGATCCATATCTACAGCATTATTTGAACCTGATATTGATCTACGATATAATTGTTTAACTTCAATCACTTCTTCTGCTAATGTGTATTCATTTACATCGGCTTGTATTTCTAAAAATATAAATGCTTCTTCTGTAGAATTGTCGCTTTTTGCTCTAAATTTATCTACAGCTAAATCAATACCTTGTTCGTAGTGCTTGGGATCAAGCTCTACATCAACCATACCATCGCCTAGAATGGTTTTAATATCGGCTATTAATTCCTGTCGTTTTGATTGCTCTTTTGCCATTGTATAACTATTTAGTAAGATTATTAAATCAATAAATACTAGATAAAGGACTTATAAGGACTTATTATGCCAAGATTAAGCTTATGGAAACCAAACAAAGGTAATGACTATAGATTCGCTGATCGTATAGTACGTGAACACTTTTTAGTGGGTGGTACGGGCGTATTCGTACATAAATTGCTAGGTACTCACGCACAAACTGATAGTGTATCTTCTGATCAACCTACAAATACTAATGTAAGTCCTACAAACGTACAAGATTTACTATTCTTAGAAAATAGAGATAGAAATTATGATCCAGACGTATATGATTTGCGTGGTGTTTATTCTGTACAAGATCAAGATTTTGACTTAACACAATTTGGCTTATTTCAAACTAACGACACAATCTATTTGACTTTCCATCTTAATGATATGGTTGATAGATTTGGTAGAAAAATTATGCCAGGTGATGTATTTGAGTTACCACACCAACGTGATGATTTAAGAATTGACTGTGCAACAATGACTTTATCGGCACAGCCAACTAAAAAGTTTCGCAAAGGCGAGACAATAACTGGTGGAACATCAGGAGCAACTGCCACCGTTATTGCTTACAACCACGAAGCCAAAACTGTTAGAGTAACAGTAGGTGCAGATTTCCAAACTTCAGAAACAGTAACAGGTGATAAAAGTTCTGCAAGTGCAACAATATCTTCATACACACCAAAAGAAGATATGGCTATCAATAAATTTTACGTGGTTGAAGACGCCGCAAGAGGTCAAGAAGGTTACGATCCAGGTTGGTGGCCACATATCTGGAGATGTAAGGCAGTTGCTATGCAAGACGCACAAGAATTTAGAGATATCCTTGGTAGCGGTAAAGACGCAGGTGATCTTAAAAATATTATTTCAACTTATCAAGATGAACTTAATATCAACGAAGCTGTTGTCAATGAAGCTACTAGAAATGTTCCAACCAAAGGGTCAGATGTAGGTCATTTATATGTAAATGAAAAAGACGCACATAAAATTAATCCAAAATCACAAAGTGGAAAACCTGGTAAAGGATTAACAATAGCACACACTGGTACGTCATTTCCTCCATCGATTACAGAAGGTCAATATGTATTACGTGTTGATTATTCACCAAACAGATTATTTAGAAAAGAAGGAAACAGATATATTAAAGTCAGTGATGACTTTAGAGGATCTTATGTATCAAGTAATCAAACACTTGATTCATTTATTAATAATGATAAAGCAGGACTTGGTTCTGGCAATAAAGAAAGAGAATTTTTAAGTAAGGTTATAAAACCTAAAGCAGATTAAGGAATGAACTATGCAATATTGGTATGATCAACAAGTAAGAAGATACATTTTACAGTTTATCAAACTGTTCGATGATTTTTCAATAAGAGTTGGTAAGAAAAATAATAGTGACAGTGAAGCTTACGTAAGAGTTCCAGTAAGATATGCTGATATGCAAAGAATGGTAGCTCATATATTAAGACATAATTCAGAAAATGTAATGAATTCTTGTCCTTTTATGAGTGCTTATATTACTAACTTACAGATTGCTAGAGATAGATTACAAGAACCAAGATTAATCGATAAGGTTCAAGTTTCGGAAAGAAAATATGACACTTCATCAAAAAATTATACAGCAGAAATTGGTAACACATATACCGTAGAAAGATTTATGCCTGTTCCATATAATCTTAATATGGCTGTCGATCTTTGGTGTTCAAACACAGATCAAAAGTTACAAATTATGGAACAAATTTTAGTATTATTCAATCCAGCTATCGAGTTACAAGCGAACGATAATCCACTAGATTGGACTAACATAACAAACGTTGAGTTAATTGATATAGTATGGAATTCAAGAGCAGTACCTCAAGGAACTGACACACAATTAGATGTTGCAACTTTAACATTTAGTTTACCTATATGGTTGAATCCACCTGCTAAAGTTAAGAAACAATCTATTATCAAACAAATTATTGCTAGAGTGAACAACACAGATTCTATTGATGATTTAGATTACGATCCAAGATTTATTAATTTCTTTGAAAACTTTCCTGGTCAAATTAGAACAAATATTGTTACTCCTGAAAACGCACAAATAAGTGTTGTTGGAAATCAAGTCAGTTTATTAGGTGCTTACGGTAAAAATGATAGTGAAAGCTGGAAAGAATTTTTAGAAATTTATGGACAATTACAAGCGGGTATTTCAAAACTAATTTTAAGACAATCCGATGACCCAGAAGATTCTACATCAGATGTATTTGGTACTTTAGCATTTCATCCAACAGATAATAATAAATTATTATTCACGATCGATTCTTCAACGTTGCCAAACAACACAGAAGCCGCAGTTGATAAAATTATTGATCCTGAAACATCTTTTCCACAGCCATTTGCAAATGGTAACTTACCGGCAGTAGTTAATGGGCAAAGATATCTATTGGTAAGTGATATTGCAAAGGGTACACAGGCTTGGGGGTCAACTTTTGAAGCAAGTGCAAATGATATTATCCAATATGATAGTAGCTCTGCAAAATGGACAGTTAGTTTAGATGCATCAGAAACAAGTGCTATAAAATACGTAACAAATACCAATACTGGTGCCCAATTTAAATGGACTGGATCAGAATGGATTGACAGCTATCAAGGTCAATATAAAAATGGATTCTGGAAATTAGAACTTGCACCATAATTGTAATTCTCTTATAATATAAGAAAAAATAAAGAGAAATATTATGTATAAGGCAGTAGGAACAACATTCGTAGCACAAAATACTAGGAGAATGCTTTTAAATTTACGAAGCAAGAACGTTTCATATCCTAACACCTGGAGTTTCTGGGGTGGTAAAATTGAAAAAGGTGAGCAACCAATTGATGCTTTGCGTAGAGAATTAACCGAAGAAATTGGTTTCGTTCCAGCTATGGAAAAACTAAATCCATTAGATACATACAAGTCTCCTGACAAAGGATTCATATATTACACATATTGTATTATTACTCCAAAAGAGTTCATTCCTACGTTAAATGACGAAAGTTCCGGTTATGCGTGGGTAGACATAGGCAGATGGCCTAAACCCCTACATAGTGGCGCTAAAATTACTTTAACCAGCAAGAAAAACATCGCGAAGATTAAAAAGCTTTGTAACCTCTCTACATAATGCCTAAATAGTAATAACTATTGGAGCAATATGAGTAACATTTATCAGATACATCAAGCACGTATGATTAGCGATCTAAAGAACTTTCGTAAAAAAGGAAGTGTTAATAAAGGTTTGCAAAACTATCTTACTGATTATGGTATAGCAAAAAAAGATTTCTATGAATATATGGATGGTGTTGACAAGGATGAAGTAAGAACTTTATATAAAATATTAGTTGATGTAAGTAGATTCCATACGCAACATACAGCTGATACTGATCTACAACTAAGGTATGATATAGAAGATGTATATTATACTATAACTAATAATTTAAGAACACTTGATCAAAGATATAAATTTCCTAGTATTCTAATCAAATATAGGCAAGGAATCAATCCAGTAAGAGCTTTATATTTTGAAATAGCTGAATGTCGTATTAACTTTGATTTATCCAATGCTAGTCATAGATTTGTTTATGATATATTTTTGCAAGAACATTTCTTTCCACAATTAAGACTTGATATAGAATACGATATCATTAGTTTACAAAAACTTGAACAAAGATACATAGATATAAAAACAAATTATCCGTTCTTTACATACCCATTGAGTTATTATCACGTACAAGAAATGATAAAAGATTTCAAAAAATGGGGAGATGTATACAAAGACTTTAATGAAAATATAATCAAAGAATTAAAAAGAAAATATGATTAGATTAATACGTTAATTAATCTTACTAGATTTTCAGTATCATCATCTTCAAGTGCTTTACCAATTACAAATACACAATTAGTTACACCTGGATGTGCTTCACCTACACCTGGTGTATCACTTGTTACAATTAAATCACCTTTTGCAACTGGACCTATAACACTTACTGGAACCTTACCTCTTAAAGCAACTGGTACTGTCAAACCTTTTTCTTCACTATTCATTAAGTAAGCTGGTTTAGTTGATACAACTCCTGCAACTTTATGATCCATTTTAGTAGTTGATTGTGTTACTTCGACTGAACCTCCGTGTACAACAATAGTACCTGCAGGATATTCTTTATCTGATGTATAAAGCTCTGCCAAGTCAGCATATTGAGCCGTTGTTGCTGTTAAGTGTGCTGTACCGGCCTGTACATCTGCATTTGATGTTACTGTGATATCTGTAACTGATCCATTACTTGTTGTAGTTGCCGCTATCCATCTATCTGTTGTTTCATCCCAGAACCAAGCCGCATTGTTTACACTTGCTCCTCTATCAACTAAAAGACCTGAATCGTAAGTGTTTGGATTAGGAGAATTTTTATTTAAAACAATAATTGGATCTTCAACTTCTAAAGTTTGTACATCTATTGTAGTTGTATCTCCAGACACAGTTAAGTTACCTGAAATAGTTACGTTACCTGAATATGTACCATCTTTAAACGCACCTGTTGTTGATGCTGTAATACCGCCTGTTATATTGATACCACCTGTTCCAGTAATATTATTACTGTTAATATCTAGATCACCACCAAGCTGTGGAGTAGTATCTTCTACTACATTTACGATACCATCTTCATAGTTATCATCGGCCATTTCCCATTTGCCTGATGTACTATTGTATTTTAAAATTTTGTTATTGGCAATACCTGTTGTATCAACATCGTTCATTTCAGCAATAGTGTTTTCTGTTGCTATCTGATCATCAACATATTGTTTATTAGCCGCATCTGTATTTGCTACAGGAGCCGCTAAATTTACAATCTTATTATTTTTTGCATCTAGTTGTCCACCTAATTCTGGAGTAGTATCTTCAATAACATTTTGCATAATGCTACTGTTTACAATCTGTTCAGTTAACTGTATGTAACTTGTTGCTGTTCCACTAGTTTGTGCTGGGTTAGTTTCTAATGAAATAGTATTAGCACTAGCAAAAAATTCAACTGCATACGTGTGAGTACCTGCACCAACAGTTTCAAATACATCAAAGTTTGAATTAATTATTTGTGCTGTAGTTGCCGTTACTGAATATTTTTCTTCTGCCAATACAGCTGGTGTTCCAGACGTTCTCTTTAGTTGAGCATAAAAATCACAATTACCTGAACCAGTAATTTTATATCTTGAATGTGCTTCAACTCTGACTTTTGTTGATCCAACTACTGTAATATTATCTGATAAACCACTAGCCGCACCTGCCGCCAATGATGTACCATTAATTGTATTATTAGTTGTATGAGTAGCTGTCTGCCAATTAGCAACTGAATAACCTATTGTAGCTGGTACAAACTGTGAACCATTCCATTGTAAAATGTTATTTGTGTTTATACCACTTGTATTAACGTCTGACAGAGCATTAATACTTGCCGCCGCTATTCTGGCATCAGCTCTTGCATCTGTGTAATACAAGTTTGAGCCTTCACTTAAATTTGTTGTAGAAAAATTAGCAATACTTGAAACTTGTCCTGTGAATGATGCCGGCGATGCTGACACATCTACTATTACTGTACCGTCACCTTTTCTAACATTACCAGTATGTATTCCTGTTGAGTTACCTGTTAGTGTTGCTTGTATTGTTGCGTCACTACCATTTGTACCTGCTTCTAAAATTTTTGTTGTTGTATCACTTGCGTAAACATCACCAATTAAATTTCCTGTTACGTTACCTGTTGTATTTCCTACTAGGTTACCTGTTACATTACCATTAACATCTCCTGTTAATGCACCTGTGAATGTTGTAGCTGACACTGATCCAGAACCTAAATTAACTGTTCCAGATGCTGTTAAATTCGTAAATGAACCTGTTGACTGTGTTGTGGCACCTATAGCTGTACCATCAATGGCACCACCATTGATATCTGCTGATGATATTGTACCTAGTGTAAAGTTCTCAAATGAAGCATTATTGAAATCTATCTTTGATGTACCTTTACCTAAAAATGCCCAAGTACCATTTCCACTTGATTCTGTATATTTTATGCTTGATATAATTGATCCAGCTTCTTCTATTTCAATACCACTTGTTGATGGAAGTGATGCATTACCTTTATTAAGTGTTAGTAAGCTATCGCCTATTGACAGGTCAGTTGAGCTAATCGTAGCTGTATTACCCGCAAAAGTAACCTCCGGTGCAAAGTGAATAGTACCTGATGATCGTCTTGTTGTCTTAGCCGCCATATTTGTTCTGTTCTCCTACAAATATTTAGCC